CTCAAAATGATGAGCAAAATAGGTACGAAAAATATTGCGATACACAACTATTTTTCATCTCTATGCGATGAGTCCTCAGACGAAACCGCATGGAATCCCATGGATGTTGATATTGAGTCAACGTCACATGGTCAGAGCATTGAAGGATTTGAGGTCCTACAGATGCTCAGATCGGCGGAGTCACTCTGTGATGAGTGGGAACTGCCGAAAACCATCAGGGATACTGTAACAGTATTCGGGATGGAAGTAGGCGACGACCGCACAGATGCGAGTCGCGATGCCTATAGGCTGGCCCTTGGATTGATTGTCCAGGAGCAAGTCTTACATATGCAGACATCTGATGAGGATACCTGCATATCTTCTACCATTTGGAATTTCTGCGAAATTACAAATGGAGTGCCGACAGATATCACGGAAACCTTTGATTTCTGTCGGAAGAACAACAATTTCGATGAACTCGGATTTGTTGATTCACCTCCCTTACGGATCATCATCGATGCTTCGAAGGGAGACGGCGGACATTCCTCAACTAGTTCAGGAAAGGCCGCCATGCTTGCCTCTCGGATGCGAACACCGAGGACAAGTATGTTGCGAGTTTTAAACCTCGCAAGTTTCATACAGGACGGGATGCTCCGGTCCAGTATGAATTCCGACCCAAAATACCTCCCGAGGTTGATGGGTGGGTCTGGTTCTCGGCCGTTGTTTGACAACCCCGAGAACCTATATCTCTACACCCTTGCATACAAGAGTGGGAGATGTAACAGAGTTTATGGGTCAGCGACCCGTGAGCTCTACGCGTGTCTTTCGGAACTTTCCAGGTCCAAAGCCACGATGCCTGTACTCTGCAGAATGCTGAGTGACAAGCAAGAATATCTACATGGAACTTATTCCAACATGATATTCGCTCCGAAGTACAGTTTTAAAGATGTACAGCTGGAGAGACTCCCGACGCCTCTAATAGAGTCGCCGGGAGGTGCAAACCGGTTCAATGCTGCATTGAACCGGCTTGTCCGCACAAAACACCTCGTTACGAGGAGCGTTGCGGTTCGCGAATGGGAATATTCAAAAACCATTCGTGCGCGCCTTCTGTCAAGATTACCGACAGAGAGGTTCGTTTCTGAGGAGCTGTTACGAAAAACAGCTCTTAGGAAGGCATTTGGGTATGCGCTTAACGCGAATACTGCATTTGCTAACCTCCTATCCAGGAAAGCAACCTGGAAGGATGTTGAGACGTTGATGCAAAGTGATGAGCACATTACATTAACGTCCGGATCACCTGAGTTCACATTATATGATGCTCAGTGGATCAGCTCCGGTGCGAAGTTCGAAAACTTCAGCATCGAAGACCTGACGATCACGGAGGATTTACATTCCCGTGAAGACGTCAGTGAGGAACAGACTTTCAAAGTTGGAAGCCTTGTCCTCCATCCCATGCCTGGAGATAAAATCTC